TTCAGATCAATATAAAAGAGATACTAGACAAAAAAAGAACTGGAATGGAGTTAAATCTGAATGGCCATATACGAAAGTTGGAGCAACAAATCCTTTCTTTAAAAAATTTACAGACTCAGTTAAAGCATCAAATAAGAACTTTGAATTAGGGTGGGAAGAAAAATTTGAGCCTTGCTTTAAAGGAATGTTAGTTGGTGGGGTATTTGGTAGAGAGCAATATTTAAAAGATGGTCAGCTTAAAATGATAACTAAATGTGTGGAATTTAGAAGTGTAGAAGCTATAAAAGCTGGAGTTAAAGTTCCAGAGGATAAATTAATTGATGATTTTAGTAATGGAACAGATGACTTAGTTCCAGTTCATGATGATGGAGATAGTCCATTCTAATTGTTAAATAAGTGCCTCAGATAACAATAAAAGAAGGAGGGATACTTAATGTATGATGCGATTAAAGCGAATCAAGATTTATTAATGAGTGCAATTCATAAATTTGGAATAGCAAAGCAAAGGCTGAAAGCGGCTGAAGAAACAGGGGAACTAAACACTGCTTTTTTTAAGGATGCACAAGGATTATCACACAATGTTGAGGAAGAAATGGCAGATGTGTATATCATGCTGGCTCAAATGCGATTAGTTTACAACCAATATACAATAGATGGTTATATAGAAGCAAAATTAGAAAGGTTAAAGCGTAAAATCAATAATACATGATTTCAAATAATACTTATGACGAAAAACATTTAATATTACTGAAGAAAGAATATAATCGAATGCTGAAAAGAAACAAGAATGCAGAAGAATTCTTTAAAACTAAAAGTGTTGCTGAATGCTTAAGATATTTAAATTTATTCAATGAGATAACTATAGAATTAAGCCGATTAGCTTTTTCAATTGAGTATATTACTGGTGATGAATTAGATTATGACGTAAAAATAAATGGATTCGAGGAGGTGCGGAATGAAGGAAATAAGTGATATTAATTTACGTGAAGTAATAGAAACAGAATTAAATGATAGATTTAATAAGTTAGGCTATATTAGATGTCCGTTCCACTCAGATCATAAGCCATCACTAAGTATTAAATTCTTTCCCGATAAAAATAAATATAGATATAAATGTTTTGCTTGTGGTGAAGCTGGTGATGCCATTGATTTTATAATGAATAAAAGAAATATCGATTATAAAACAGCAAGAGAACTTTTAGGTATGGAGAATGAAAAAACAGCAAAAGAGCTGCAGGAAGATAAGGTTAAAGAATTTATAAAAAGGATAAAGCCAAGGGAGCATTTAAAAGGATTGTTTACCTTTGTTGATGCTAGTAATGAACCAATATATTTTAAAGCTAAATTAGTCAATCAAAATGATGAGAAGTACACACCGTATTTTTCAATAAGCGGCAGTGAGATAATTGCAAAAAGGTTGCACGAAGAAGTCCCATATAATCTTTATAATTTATTAAATGGAATAAGGAATGGAAAAACAGTTATTTTTGTTGAAGGGGAAAAAGATGTAAATACTATCAATAAAGTTCTAAGGGGTAGAAACTATGTGGCAACTTCAATTAAGGGGTGTAAAAACTTAGAGATAATCAAGTTGCAGCAAATAAAAGCAGCTTATGTAATTGGAGATACTGGTGAAGCTGGTGAAAAATATGTTAATCATATTAAATCAGAATTTCAAAGTATAAGTGATGTATTTAAAATAATTAAGCTACCAGACTTGAGAGCATTAGGAGATAACAAGGATGTTACTGATTGGTTTGAAGTGGGCCACAGTTTAGACGAATTATTTGCAGCTTTTTATAGAGCATCAAACCAAAATAATAAATTTGATTTTTATTCTGATTTTGGCGGTACTTTCAGAGACACTGCAAAAGGTGAAGAAGTTATTCAAACTAGAATTAGCAACTTTACTGTTCTTGATGGGAGAATTATTGATTATGTGGAAGTTGAAAAAGAAGGGGTGAAATTAATTCTTAAAAGTTCAAATAATAAAATAGTTGAGAAAAAAGGATATAGTATAGAGTTTGATGATGTAAAATCATTTAAAAATTTTCTGGGAAGTATGGATTTAACTTACTTCGGAAATCTAAACATATTAAATGATTTTAAGACATGGGTAAACAATAATTTCTTAGTAGATACAGAGAAAATATATACAGGAGATAGATTTGCAGAATTAGATGGGCAAATGTCCTTTATAACAAAAGCAGGAACGTTGAAAAAGAATGGGATTGATAAATCAGTTTATGCGGAAGATGGAAAGATTAATATTTTAGATGTTGAACCAATAAAAACAGAAGAACTGGCCCAGCTAAAAGAACCGTTGCTTGGATATTTATCATTTGATAGAGCAATCACAATACTTGGAACTATAGTTAATAATCTAGCGGTGTATCAAAATATGAAAACTAAAAGGAAGCTGCACCACATTTTAATAGTAGGCGAGTCGGGTTCTGGTAAAAGTACAATAATTGAAAGAGTAATTGCTCCATTATTGAATCAACCATCAGACAATAAAAAAACAATGGGAAGTTCAAATTTTGCATTACTGAAGGATTTATGTACTGGCAATTATACAACGATTTATGATGAGTTTAAACCTAGCATGATGAATAAATATAAACTTGATGAAATATCTGCAACATTAAGGGATTTATATGATCGAGGGGTAAGGGAAAAGGGAAACAAACTACAAAAGGTTTATAAATATGAATATCAAAGTCCAATAATAATTGCAGGAGAGGAAAGTTACCCAAACAACGAAAAGGCTCTTATTACAAGATCAGCTATAGTTTATGTTTCAAAAGCAGAAAGAACAAAAGAAAACACCATTGCAATTAAATATTTAATGACCCACGAAAAAGAGCTCAATTCTTTGGGTAAATCTTTAATAGATATAATTCTTAATTTATCTATTGAGGAATATGATGAAATCCAAAAAGTAGCGATGGAGCATTTCGAAGAGCTAGAGGACAGGCCACAAGCAACAGCATGCAACATTGCAGCTGGGATAGAAATATTTAATAAGCTATTAGTTCAGCATGGATTGGAGCCAATGAAAGATTATCAAAAATATATAGAAGAAATTATACTAAGGGAAGTATTGAACAATCAAAAGGATGCTTTTTCAACTATAGAGCAAATGCTGATCTTGTTTGATGATATGGTTGGAACAGGCAGAATTCCATACATAGAAAATTTGATTAGATTTGATGGTGGTTTTTTATATATACATAGTGCCGAACTAATATCGAAGTTAATGGAATATGTAAAGAATAGTAATTCGGTAGATATTACACCGCTTAAAGTAAATGATTTTAAAAGGCAGGCCAAGTTATCAAAGTATATTGTTCAAGACCCAACGGAAGTTGTAGATCAAAAACCGAGCGGTAAAAAGGTAGAGTTCACAAAGAATTTTAAAATAGAGAAAAAAACAGTAAGGCTGGATAGATATGATATTTTAAAACTAAAAGGATTAGGATTACTAAATTTAGTTGATATTGAAGCTTTCAATGAATGTGTAGAAAGTAAAGACAATGATACTATAACACCAGTTTCGAATGGAGATTTTCAAAATGTAGATTGGTAAATTAAAAGTTACAGTTTAAGTTATGCAAATTACAATTAAACTTAAAACCGTAACTCAAAATGTAACCGCAAAGAATGAGTCTATTACTTACTTTATAATATATTTATATATATAAGTTATTAAAGTTACATATTATAAAATTAATATATTTATAAGAAAGAAGAGCAAATATACTGTTTTTTAAAAAAGATGTGCACATATATTTTTTAGACTGTAAAATCGCAACTTTTATCACAAAAAACAGTTTAAAATATTGGTATAACTAAGTTCTAGCGGTTACTATTTACCTGTTAAAAAAATGTAACCTAATAATAAATTTAAAGGGGCAAAGGATGAACAATTTATTTAAAAAAACAGAAAAAACATTATATGACTTTAAAAATTTAGATTTAAAGATAGAAAATATTGAATTGCATATAAATAGATTGGTGAATGATGTTTCTTATTCAGGAGTTTCATTTGAAGAAAGAAGTTCACCAACCAATGCTTTTAATAGTTCAGTAGAAAATGAAGTTATTAAAAGGGATGAGCATATGTCAAAAGAGTTGAATCATTTAATAAAAATGAAGAGTGACACTATTATGCTTAAGACATTAGTTGCAAATGCTCTTGATACATTAAAAGCAGAAGAATATAAATTAGTTGAATTAAGATATTTTCAGAAGGATAAGAAAACATGGTTAGAAATAGGAATGACTTTAGGAATAGACAAAGATAATTGCTGCAAATTAAAGAATGAAATTATAAATAAACTAACTGAGTTTATTTATCCGAATGCACCAGTTTTTGACCAATTTTACACCAATATTTGACCAGTTTTTCACCAATAAGTCATCAGTTTTTACCTCGAAAATGATGTTATTATTGTATTATAGCAAAAGGCGTTAAGCCAGATGATAACTCAATATAAGCACCCGATACATTTTTGTCATTATAATTGAGCCTCCTTTCAGATATATGATGATTTTGTTTTTTGTTTTACATGGTTTACTTTTACAGTATCGGGTGTTGACATTGGGTTATCGTTTTTTATATCTAATTAAGGTATTAAGTGGGTTATGAAAAAGTATAGGAAATTCATTTGGAGTGGTAGTATACACATAATCAATAAGTAAGATAGAGGGATTAGATGGAGAATAACTTTTATAAGTCTGGTAGGTGGAAAAGTAAAAGGGAACGGATACTTAAAAGGGATGAATACTTATGTAGGGAATGCAAGCGATTTGGTAAGAGTGTATTAGCTGCAACAATACATCATATTAATCCTTTGGATCAGCGACCAGACTTGAAACTTGCCAGCGATAACCTATTAAGTCTATGTAAGAAGTGTCATGACAAAATGCATGATAGAACAAACAATGAACTGACAAATCTAGGTGAAGAATGGGTGGTTAGGATATATAGAAATAAATAATTTATATAAGAGTGAACTAATAGTTCATTCTATTTTTTTTGTCTAGATTATCCCCCCACCTTTAAAATAATAAAAATAAATCGTAGGGGACCGAGGAGGGGAGGGTCTTCCAATAGAGAACGATTTTTAGAAAAGGGGGGTAAACAAAAGATGAATAAATTAAATGTAGAATACATGAGCATTGAGATCTTAAGACCATACATAAATAATCCAAGAAAGAATGAAAAAGCAATCGATATTGTTGCTGGAAGTATAAAAGAATTTGGATTTAAAAACCCTATAATAGTTGATAAAGATAATATTATTGTTGCGGGTCACACTAGATATGAAGCTAGTAAGAAATTAGATTTAAAAGAAGTGCCAGTAATAAAAGCAGATGATCTATCTGAAAAGCAAATCAAAGCCTTTAGAATTGCTGATAATAAAACTGCTGAATATGCTGAATGGGATATGGACTTGTTGGCTATTGAATTAGAAGATATAGGTGATATATTCACAGGATTTGATGCAGTGGAATTAGAAGATATTGTGGGAACAGAAGAAGTTGAAGATGACTTCGATGAAGAAGAAGCATTGGAAGAAGTGAAAGTTTCAATTTCTCAAAGGGGCGATGTTTGGTTGCTAGGAAATAACCGATTGATGTGTGGCGATAGCACTTGTGAAGAAACTGTCGTAACATTAATGAATGGTCAATTAGCAAATATGGTTTTTACCGATCCACCATACAATGTAGCTTATGAAGGTAAAACAAAAGATAAGCTAGTTATTGAAAATGATGATATGAGCCATGATGAATTTTATGATTTCTTAAGTAAGGTATTTAATAATTACTTTGGAATCATGGCTATTGGAGCACCGATCTATGTTTGCCATGCAGATAGTGAAGGTGAAAACTTTAGAAGAGCATATCGAGAAGCAGGATTGAAACTTGCTGAATGTATTATTTGGGTAAAGAACAGTTTTGTTATGGGAAGGCAAGATTATCATTGGAGGCACGAACCAATCCTTTATGGCTGGAAAGAGGGAGCAGCTCATTACTTTGTTAATGATAGAACACAGGATACAGTTTGGGAAATAGCAAGGCCACAAAGAAATGCTGAACATCCAACAATGAAGCCTTTAGAATTATGTGCTAGAGCAATTAAAAATAGCAGCAAGCCTAAAGACTTAGTTGTTGATCTATTTGGCGGTAGCGGATCAACCTTGATTGCAGCTGATCAAATAAATCGTATTTGCTATAGCATGGAATATGATCCTAAGTATGTTGATGTAATAGTTAATAGATATATAAAAGCTAAAGAATCTGATGAAGATGTTTATTTAATTAGAGATGGCAAAAAAATAAAATATGCAGATTTGGAATTTGAAAAATAGAAAGGAGTGAGTACATGGTTGATAAAGCACAAGAAAAAATCAAAAAAGACATAATTAAGAAGATGAAAGAAGTGGGAACCTACAATGTGAGTTTTATCTATACAATAAATGTACTTGCTAAAGTTTTAATGGATTATGAAACAACCACCGAGCAATTTGCAAAGACTGGTGGAAGTATAGTTATAAAACATACTAATAAAAATGGCTCGACTAATATTGTGAAGAATCCTTTATATTTAGCATTGGAAAAGTTAAGAGATGATACTATTGCATATTCCAGAGAGCTTGGACTTACACCAGCTGGATTAAAAAGAATTAATCAAGATGGAAACAAGCCAGAAAAGAAATCTAAGTTGGAGCAAATCTTAAGTGATTTCAAATGATAAAAGCTAAAAATTTTGAAATCATAATGGAATATGCCAATAGTATTGTTGAAGGAAGAAAAATTGCTTGCAAGGAACAAATACAAGGCTGCAATAGATTTTTGAAAGATTTAAAAAATCCGAAGTATGAATTCAATCCAAAGGATGCTGAATTTGTAATTGGGATAATAGAAAAAACTTTTGTTCATGCTCAAGGAGAAAACATAGATGGGACACCATTAAGAGATAGTCCGTTTTTATTAGAACCCTTTCATAAGTTTCAAGTATATAATTTATTAGGATTTTATCATAAGAATACAAAGATAAGACGCTTCAAAGAGGCGTTTATTTTTATACCCAGAAAGAATATTAAAACATCATTTGCCGCAGCATTAGCATGGGCACTTGGATTGCTAGAAAGAAAGAGTGGAAGTAAAGTTTACATTACAGCTGCAGCTTTAAAGCAATCATTGGAAAGTTTTAATTTTATAAATTTTAACTTAGAACAAATGGGCGAAAAGGATAGTTTCAGAGTTATTGATAATAATCAAGAACATAGTATTAGAGGAAATCTAGGTGATGGAAGTCTTTTTATACAAGCATTAGCTGCTAGTCCAGATAGACAAGATTCATTGAATTGTAATATTGGGATAGCTGATGAAATCCATGCTTACAAAACACCGAAACAATACAACATTATCAAAGAAGCCATGAAAGCCTACACAAATAAATTAATGATTGGGATTACAACTGCAGGGGATAACGTAAATTCTTTTTGTTATCAAAGGCTAGTATATTGTAAAAAAATATTAGATGGGACAGTAAGTGATGAAGCATATTTTGTTTTCATTTGCAAAGCTGATGAAGATGAAAATGGGGATGTCGACTATACTAATCCAATAGAGCATGAAAAGGCAAATCCAGCTTATGGTGTAAGTATAAGGCCAGATGATATTATGAATGACGCATTGCAAGCTATGAACGATCCGCAGCAAAGGAAAGATTTCCTTGCTAAGTCCATGAACATCTATACTTCAGCAATGAAGGCATATTTCAACTTAGATGAATTTAAAAATTCAGATAAAAAGTATAAGTGGACTTTAAAGGAACTTGCAAAGCTGCCAATCACATGGTATGGCGGAGCCGATTTGTCAAAGCTGCATGACTTAACTGCCGCAGCTCTATATGGAGAATATGAAGGGGTGGATATAATAATCCCACATGCATGGTTTCCAATAGTAGCGGCCCATAAAAAAGCAGACGAAGATGGAATTCCACTTTTCGGATGGAAGGATGATGGGTGGCTAGATATGTGTAATAATCCAGTAGTCAATTATGCTGATGTAGTAAATTGGTTCATTAAAATGAAAAAGCTAGGATTTAAAATAAAACAAGTTGGCCATGATAGAAAATTCTGCAGAGAGTACTTTTTTGGAATGAAAAAGGCTGGGTTTAATATAATTGATCAGCCGCAATATTTCTATAAGAAAAGTGAAGGATTTAGACAAATCGAAGCAAAGGCAAAGGAAGGTAAATTGTATTATTTACATTCTGATGCATTTGAATATTGTTTACAAAATGTAAGAGCCATTGAAAAGACTGATGACATGATCCAATATGAAAAAGTTATGCCAGAGCAGCGTATCGATATATTTGACGCTGCTGTTTTTGCGTGTGTTAGAAAATTAGAAAATATAGAAAAATCAAGTTCAGCATCAACATGGCTAAATGGGTTAGGAGGTGAACTTAGTGAAGAAGAAAAATAAAAAAATAAAAAATACAAGATCAGAAACTGACAGTTCATTAAATTGGTTTTTGACAAGTGATGCATATGATACTTTATGCGTGGAAGGATATACAAAACTTTCAGATAATCCAGAAGTTAAAATGGCGGTGCATAAGATAGCGGATTTAATATCATCAATGACTATTCATCTTATGCAGAATACATCAAATGGAGATGTAAGGGTACAAAATGAGCTTTCTAAAAAAATAGATATTAATCCTTATAGCATAATGACCAGAAAGTCATGGGTGTATAACATTGTTCATACCATGCTATTGGATGGCCAAGGAAATAGTGTGGTTTATCCAAAGGTATCTGGTGGATTAATAGATGAACTTATCCCGCTAAGACCATCAAGGGTATCATTTAAAGATACTGATTTTTCATATCAAGTTAAATATGGATTTAATACATATGATTATGATGAAGTATTACATTTCATTATTAATCCAGATCCAGAGCAGCCATATTTGGGGCAAGGGTACAAAGTTGTATTAAATGATATAATAACCAACTTGAAACAAGCGGCTAAAACTAAAAATAGTTTTATGAGCGATAAGTGGAAGCCATCTTTAATAATTGCAGTTGATGCAATGACAGAAGAATTAGCTAGTGAAACAGGCAGAGATGCAATATTAAATAAATATATTTCGGAAACAGGTGGCGGCAAGCCTTGGGTAGTTCCAGCTGATTTAGTTAAGGTGGAGCAAGTAAAACCTTTGAGTCTTAATGATCTAGCCTTAAATGATGCAATACAAATAGATAAAAGGACAGTAGCAGGAATCTTTGGAGTCCCTGCATTTTTTTTAGGCGTAGGTGATTACAATAAAGATGAATATAACAATTTTATTAATACAACCATTCTTCCTATTGCTAAAGGGATAGAGCAAGAATTAAGTAAAAAGTTACTTTATAGTCCAGACTTATATTTCAAATTTAATTCAAGAAGTTTGTATTCATATGATATGAGCGAACTTGCTGCAGTGGGAGGAGATATGTATGTCCGAGGAATTATGACAGGAAATGAAGTCAGAGATTGGCTTGGAATGTCACCGCTTGAAGGATTAGATGAAAGAGTTATTCTTGAAAACTATATCCCTGCTGGAATGATAGGCGATCAAAAGAAATTGAATGGTGGTGATAAAAGTGAGTAAAGAAAATAGACAAATGTATTTTTCAAGCAGCTTCACAACTAGAAGTGAAAATGATAATGAGAAATATATCGAAGGTTATTTTGCAGTTTTCAATCAGCAAACTGAATTGTATAGAAACGCATTTGAAGAAATCGCACAAGGGGCATTTGATAATAGTTTGAAAAATAACGATATCAGATGCCTTTTTAATCATGATACCGCTAAAGTTCTGGGGCGAACAGGAAACAATACATTGGAACTAAGAGTTGATTCTCATGGACTATGGGGAAGGGTTCAAGTCAATCCAAATGATAAAGAAGCAAATGATATTTATGCAAGGGTACAGCGTGGAGATATTTCTGGTTGTAGCTTTGGATTCAATCCGATTAATGAAGAAACAGAATTCAGAGATGATGGAGCAATAAAATGGAGAGTATTAGAAGCGGATACATTAGAAGTATCAATTGTTACTTTTCCAGCATATCCTCAAACAGAAATTCAAGCTAGAAAAGTTGATGAAACTCAATATAAAGAAAGACAGATGTTACAAAAGAAAAATAATTTAAAAGTGAGGTTAAAAAATTATGGCATTACAACAACTAATGATAAGTAAAAAAATTAAACAAAGGAATGCTACTTTAGCAGAATTAGTGGGCCAAGAACAAACATTTAAAACTAGAGCAGCAGAATTAGAAATATCCATTGAAGAAGCTAACACAGATGAAGAAATTGCATTAGTAGAAGAAGCAATTGAAAAACTTGATACAGATAAAGCAGATTTAGAAGAAAAGAAAGGAAAGTTAGAAGGTGAAATTGCAGACTTGGAAGGGGAACTAGAAAAGCTCAACAGTAAAGAGCCTACAAACGATCCAGAACAAAAAGAAAATTCAAAAGAAGAAGCAATTGAAAGAAATAAAAATTTAGGAGGACAACAAAGGATGGAAGGAAACAAAATGACTAAAAGAGGACAAGTAATTGAAAGATTAAACAGAGAAGAAGTTAGAAGTTTTTATTCTAATTTAAGCCAAGCCATTCAAAAAAGAAGTATTACAGGCTTAGATTTAACTATTCCACAAATATTATTAGATACAATTGCAGATGACCTTGGCAGATATTCAGTGTTTTATGATCTAGTAAGAGTTGCAAAGCTTTCTGGAACAGGTAGAGCAATCATTGCAGGTGAAGCACCAGAAGCAGTATGGACAGAAATGATTGGAAAAATAAATGAATTAAGTTCACTATTTACCGATGTAGAAGTTGATGGATATAAGGTCGGTGGTTTTATCCCATTACACAATTCATTGATTGAAGATAGTATGATTAATTTAGCATCACACGTTGAGGAATTATTAAAAGAATCTATTGCTATTGCATTGGATAAAGCTATTCTTTATGGAACTGGTAATAAAATGCCTTTAGGTATTATGCCTGCATTAAATGCTGATGAAGCCTTAAAAGCTACCAATATAATTACACTAACATCTGCAAACACTAAATTTGCTAAAATAATTGAAGCTATGAAATATA